TGTCTCACACGCCGCTTAACAACTCTGTTTACTTGCATGAAATCAATTTTCTTGCAAATAGAGGGTTGCCAAATTCAGCAACGGCACCTTGCATCCAAAGAGGATACTACCTTTCTAACAAATCTTCATCTGTTTCTTGGGTTGCTGGAACTTCGGCTGGTGCTATGCCATTTATTATTAACAACACATACCACACTGCAAGCACAGTTTTTTCTGGAACTACTGTATCTGTGACTGTCACAAATACATTCAACAACAATACGACCGCCATGGCCAGCGCTCAGTATTTCTACATTGTGGTTGCATGATATGCCTGTACAGCTTCAAAACAACAGCACTCTTGCAGTAACTCTGAAGGCTCCATCATCTGGAGATTTTTCTTTGGTATTGCCAAGTTCTCTTGGCACAAGCGGGCAGTCAATTGTTACCGATGGATCGGGGACGCTTTCATTCGCAACTGTGGTCGCCAGTTTTACCGGGCTGACGTTCTCTACTTCATCTTCTCCGCAAGCAACTGGAAATATTGTCGCAAGCGGAGGTACGACCGACCAGGGTCTTGCGATTTCCCCCAAAGGGACCGGCGGCGTTCTGATGAACATCCCAGATGGGGCAGCGACCGGAGGAAATGCAAGAGGAACGAGAACAATTGACTTCCAGTGTCTTAGATCTTCAGCTTCAAATGTTGCGACTGGAACCGCCTCTGCAATTCTTGGAGGTTCAAACAATTCTTGTGGGGATTCCTACTCAATTGTGATGGGGACGGGAAGCAGCACGGGTGGTTCTTATTCAATTATTTTGGGTAACACTCTTAGCTCAACTGGAATCGCAATAAATTCATCAAGTGCAAATAATATTGGATCAGGATACCCAGTAGTTGCTGACAGTGGCGCTTCTTTTACAGGCGGCGCAATGTTTGCGGGACCAACGCACGTTACTGGGTCCGGCTTTTATTCATTGGTTTATCCAAAACCGGCAGCCATTGGGACTTCATCTGGATTGGTGGCCGAAGTTTGTTACGGTCTTTACAACACTGGTTCAACGCCAATTGTTTTAAGCCCAAGCGGGGGCACCTCTGAAACCTCAAGTGGCTGGATAACCTCTGTCGGTGGATCGGGCTCTGGAACTGTTGTTGGAGAAGGTGCAGTTGTCGCTATAAGCTCGACCGGAGATTGCAAGGTTTGGTATTGGTATGGCGGCAGTCAACTGGGCGGCGGCTTTGGTAGTGCGACCGTTTTGGCTCAGGATACCGGGGCATCTGGATGGTCTCTGTCCTTGGCGCAATCTGGGGCAACGGCAACCGGAGGTTCTGTTGATACCATCAGATGGTATGGCTGGAACATTGGTCAAGCAATGAACGTTACATAAAATGCCCATTCAATTTGATCAAACCTCAAGTGGAGTTGTTACGCTGAAGGCAGCGGGTTCTGGCACGACCAATCTCAACTTTCCCTCTGCTCAAGCAACGGCAAACTACATGCTGACCACGGACGGAACCAATCTGACTTGGTCTGTTCAGCCTTCTCCATCAGGCGTTTCTGGCTTTGCTTTGAACACAACCGGCACAAACGCAACAAACAACGTTTCATCGGTTACTTTTTCAAACCCGACAATCGTTATTTCGCCCAAGGGCGCCGGTTTCATCTCTCTTCAGATACCCGACTCAACAGCAACCGGCGGGAATGTCCGTGGACAGTACGCCGTTGATTTGAGCCTTTCTCGGGTTTCTGCAAGCAGCGTGGCATCTGGGAATTACTCTGTTGCTCTTGGCGATGATGTAAAAGCCGCAGGAAATTACTCTGTGGCAATCGGAGAGGGCGCAAAGACAAGCTCTCCTTATTCTGTGTCTTTTGGAAAAAACGACATAGGGGCAAATGCCGACTACAGCGCTTCTTTTGGAACAAATGGCTGGGCTGCATCTGGCTCTTTTAACCAGTATTCGACATGGATTGGCGGGTTTTTCCCAGGCAGATACAACACAACTGGATTTGGTCTGAACAATGGATCAAGCCGGGCAACAGATGGCGTGTTTGTAAACCCGCAGGGCCCAGTGTTTTCAAACGGCAGCATCACCACAAATACTGGCGCAAGAACTGCAAATTACATTCTTGCCGTTGACACCTCGGATGCCACTCCGACAATCATGTACACCAATGCTGCCAATGCTGACAGCCAGGGCATGATGTTGATTGAAGATGGTTCTATCAACTTCTTCAAGATGAGCATCATCTGCGGCGTGAAGACAGGCGGCGGCAACTGTTTCCACTGGATTTACAAGGGCGCAATTAAAAGAGTGTCTGGCGGATCAACATCAATGTTTGGCTCATTGGTGACCGTCTCCAGTGGAGGATCTGCTGGTTTTGCTCCATCAGTATCAGTTACTGCGGACAACACCAATGGCGCTTTGCAAATTCAAGTTACTGGGATAGCGGCAACCAACATTCGATGGGGCGCCTCTGTCACCATGGTATCTGTCAACCTATAAATTAACCACAAGGAGCACCTATGAACAACATGACCATCACGCTTGATCTGGCAAACAAGATTCTCGGCTATCTGGGCAAGCGCCCTTATGAAGAGGTTTTCCAGTTGATTGAGCAGATGCAATCAGAGCACAAGGCATTCATGGAAAGCATCAAGCCGCCGGTTGATGCAAATGGAGAAGCAATGGTCGGGTTTTCATCTGACCAGAACGTGGAATCATAATGGACCAGCAACAAATCTTCAACATCGTAATCACTCTAGCCGCCTTCTTTGGCGGCTGGGTGCTTAATAGCATCACCAAGGCCATTGAGCGCCTGGATGCCGATGTCCGAAACATGCCTCTCAACTATGTCACCAAGGATGACTACCACCGTGACATTGATGAGCTGAAGGACATCTGCAAACAGATCTTCGCCAAGCTCGACAACAAGGCGGACAAGTGATAGATATACCAAAATTTATCAGCGCTGTTGCTGCAAGTGTTGCCGCAGTTGGCGGCAGTTACACACTCGCCGATAAATTTGGTTGGTTTGACAAATCCATTTTGCGATGGGAGCCTGAGCACTTTGCGGTATCAAGTGGGCCATCAAGTGGTGAATTCAAAGTTGTCGTTGCTCGGCAAAAGCTGCGCGACGACTGCGAGGTAATCAATTTCAAAATCGAGATCAAAGATTCCGATTTTGTTGTTCACCCGGCCATCCCAAGCATTGCAACATTCAGCGGCCCAGCAACGCCTACTGCGGACAAGTTTGGTTACAAATTTACATTCTCGCCTGAGGTACAAAAAAAAGTCGCTGTGGGTGATGCGACACTATTGGCTCACATAAAGTACAAGTGTCCAGAGAGGGAAGTGGTTGTGAATTATCCCAATCACAAAAACTTGAATTTCAAAATCATGAAAGAGCAGTAATGATTCCAGTCGTCGCATCACTGTTAACTACCTTGGCTCAGAATGGTCTGGGCCTTTTGTCATCTGCAATCCAAGCAAAGGGCAAGGAAGCCGTGGAGAGCGCGTTCGGGGTCAAGATTCCGGATTCGCCGACTCCTGAGGATGTGGTGCGCCTGCGCCAGCTTCAGTTTGACCATGAGGAGCGCTTGCTTGAGCTGGGTATCCAGAAAGCCCGCTTGGAGCAGGAGGAGCTCAAAGCTCTGCTAGCCGCCGCTGCCAATGAGGATAACAACGTCAGCGCCCGTTGGAAGGCCGATATGTCGTCCGATTCTTGGCTGTCCAAGAACATCCGCCCCATGACCTTGGTTTACATCCTGACCGCCTACCTGCTGTTTGCCGGGCTGTCTGCCGCCGGCATTGATGTCAACGAGTCCTATGTCTCCCTCCTGGGCCAGTGGGGCATGCTAGTCATGACCGCCTACTTTGGTGGCCGGACGGTCGAAAAGGTCATGGAAATGCGCAAGGGGGGCAAGGAATGAGCCTGAGCCAAGAGCAAGCCGCCTTCCTATTGGATGCCTGCAAACTGATCGAATTTGCCACCCAGAATGGGTTTATGGTGACCGGCGGGGAGCTCGCCCGGACACCGGAGCAGCAGGCCATTTACGTCAATACTGGCCGCTCCAAGACCCTGAACTCCATCCACCTGAAAAGGTGCGCCATCGACTTGAACTTCTTCAAGGATGGTCAGATAATCTGGGACAAGGCAACCCTTGCTCCGTTGGGTGCATTTTGGGAGTCGCTGCACCCCAAGAACCGCTGGGGCGGCAATTTCAAATCGCTGGTTGACTGCCCGCATTTCGAGCGCAACGTTTAACGGAGGGCCGCAGAGTGACAACCGCCGCAGTAATGACCTACGATAGCCTCGTGCTCACGGTCAGGGCCTATCTGGAGCGTTCCGATGCCGCCACCATTGAGAAGATTCCCCTCTTCATCATGCTGGCTGAGCAAATCATCGCCACGCAGATCAAGTTCCTAGGAAACCAGGCCGTCGCCTTGAGCAACATGGTGACCGGCGAGAACGTCATCCCCAAGCCCGCGCGGTGGCACAAGACCACCTCCATGAACATCACGGTGGCCGGGAAGCGCTATCCCGTGCTAATCCGCAAGTATGAGTACCTGCGGGAGTATTGGCCCGACTCAACCCAGACAGACATACCAAAGTATTACTGTGACTACAATTGGGATCATTGGATGGTGGCTCCAACGCCGGATGATGACTACCAGTTCGAGGTGCTCTACTATGAGCGTCTCCAGCCATTGGATAGCGCCAATCAGACTAATTGGCTAACCGAGTACGCCCCCCAGGCAATGCTGTATGGAACCCTCCTGCAAGCTATGCCTTTCCTCAAAAACGACGATCGCATCGGAACTTGGCAGGCCATGTACCAGCAGGCCATGGACATCCTCACAAACGAGGACAAGTTGCGCGTTGCTGATCGTCAAGCCATAGCGGTGGATTCATGAGCTATACAAGTCCCTTTACCGGTCAGGTTATCCAGCCGACGGATGTCTCTTATCGATCCATTGAACTGAGCGTGGACACCCAATTGGCATGGCCCATCAATGGCAATGCTACGGATAACGCTGCGGCTCGGATTATGGATGTTGATGCAACCATTTCAGGCCTAGAGCTTTGGATGCCGCCCGCAGATCAGTCTTCCGTCGGAAACGATGCCCTGATCCGAAATGTTGGCGCAGAGACTTTCACCGTCATGACCTTTGATGGTATCTCAACCATCATCAGCATCGCCGCCGGCGAGACCAAATACATCTACATCACGGACAACCCTAACAGCCAAGGCACTTGGGGCGTCATTGCGTTTGGAGTGGGATCCTCGTCGGCGGATGCCGCCTCTCTTGCCGGTTATGGTCTAGCCGCCATTAGTTCCACTCTGAATCAAAGCCATCCAGTTACATCTTTAGTTTCTAGTTATATATTTCTGCCCTCTGACCGAGCTCAGACTCGCGTATGGACGGGCGGTGTTGGGAACATTTATTTGCCACAGGCGTCTACTTTGGGGGACAACTGGTTCACAATTGTGAAAAACAATGGGTCTGGCACGCTGACGGTCAACACCGATAGCGGAGAGCTTCTAGATGGCGCCACGACCAAGTCTTTTGCCCCTGGCGAGTCTGCCTTTATTGTTTGTTCTGGCACCTCGTATGTGACCATTGGATACGGCCAGAGCACCCAATTTAACTTCACGGTGCTGACAAAGCCCGTGACCGGAGGGGCGTACTCCCTGTCTGCAAACGAGGCGGCAAACAACATCCAAATCTATACCGGGACCCTGGTGAGTAACGTAGTGGTCACTTACCCGCCTGTTGCCAACTTGTATGTGATCGCCAACCAATGTTCTGCGGGCGGGTTTACGCTGACAGTCACCACCGGAATTGCTGGCGGCGCTACGGCCACTGTGCCCGCTGCCGGGCAGGCAACTTTGTTCTGTGATGGCACTAACTTCTACAACGCCAACACTACCCAAGTGGGCGCATCGTCCTTGAGTATTGTGAACGGAACCGCGGGTTCTCCGTCCATCAACTTTGCATCAGAGACAAGTACCGGCATCTACCGCCCCGGAGCTGGTCGTTTTGGTGTTGCGGTTTTGGGCAATCTGGTTCTTGATGTTGACTCCCTTGGGGTTGCCGTGACCGGAACAGGCAGCTTTACTGGGGGCGTCTCCGGGGGTACGTTCTAATGACAAAAAAGGTATTTGCGCTTGACACTAAGCCTGGTGTCCAGCGTGATGGAACCATTTTTGACAAAGAGTTTTACAACTCTGGAG